TTGCCGCAGCAGCGCGACGACGAACTTTCTCGACCAGATCCGGGTCATGGTCAGGCGCACCACCACCGAAGATACCCTCGTTGATGAGCAGGGCTGTCACAGAACGCGGTTGGTCCATGGGCAGGCCCATGACCGCACGGTTGCGGGCCATGACTTCACCGTACATCTCGCCCGCCGCATATTGGTCTGAAGTGATCTTGCCCGCAAAGGCGACCCGGCCAAGCGCCGTGCCCAACCGGTCGTCCTTCGCCTGCCGGGCCGTCACGCCGTAATGGCGCTGCCGGGCTTCGAGCACAGTTGCCACGACTTCACGCTGGGTCTCGCCAACGGCGGCAGGAACCAGCTTGCCGCAGGGGTGGCGGCGGCCCGCCTTGCGCTTACGACCGCGCGCCACGGATAATCTCCGGAATGAGCGCCGCATAGCCGATCACATCGATCGGACCGTCAGCATAGTTGGGATCATGGGCGAGCCGCGCCAGCTTCAGGTCGATCATGCACAGCGCAACCTGCTGCGCCGTCACTGGCGTTCCCAGGGTGATCGACCAGCGCCGGGCAATCGCCTCCATCTGGGTTTTCGGATCGCCGTAGGCAGCGCCGCGATCTTCCAGCACCTGCGCCACGCGCTTCAGCAAACCGGCCGCGCTCATTTCACGCCTCCACGGGTCTCGATAGCCCAGAGCAGGATGGCGATGGCATCAGCCTCGTTGTCGTCAGCAGGGGCAAAACCCTTGGCGCGAACGGCCGCGATCACGGCTGCTTTATCGGCATTGCCCTTGCCGGCAATGAACCGCTTGATCGTGCCAACTGGCATGCCCTGGTAGGCAATTCCCAATTCCTCGCCCCAGGCAGTAAGCACTGCAAGCAGGCCGCCATAGACGTGGGCAGCATCGGTCCCGAGGTGGCGTCGAACCTCCTCGAAGTGGACGGTCGCAATCGGCCCGGCATCAACATCCAGTTGATCGAGCCATTTGCGAAACCGGACGAACCGCATGCCGCCACCGTCGTAGCGGGAAGGCTTGAGGCTGAGGGTGCCACTGACGATCGGACCTGCTGTCGGGCGCATGGCCCAACCGGTGGTGGTCCCCAGATCCAGCGCAAGCATGGTGGCAGACGGGGCGATCAGCCCCGGAGTTGTTGCAGGGGGTGCAATACCTGAAGGCAAAGCGAGAGTATTCGAAGCCATGATGGTCTCCGTTCGGAAATGTCTGAATGATGTTTGCGGAAGATCGGGATCAGGGATCAGGGTGGTGCGCGCTGCTGCCTTGGAGCGACGGCCCGCGGGTTCCCATGCTGAAGGTGGACGCACACCCCACGGGGTGCGTCCCCATCCTTTAGGATGGGGGTTTCACACCCACAACTTGGGGTTGAGCTCAACGCCTTGGAAAACTGCCAGAAATTCAAGTTGTGGCAGTTGAGAATGGTCGATCCCTCCGCAACTGGATTGCGGGTGGCACAGCGTGCCCGTGCGAAGTCATGCGGGGGTAGTTGGGAAAATCGTCCGCAACTGGATTGTGCGTATCCGCGCGGGCGCACGGGTGTTTGTGCGGACCCAGTTGCGGAAATCGTCCGCAGCTTCCCTAACTGGATTGTGCGTGCCCATGCGTAGCCCGGAATGGTCGGCCCGAGGATCATTGCTCGTCCTCCGGATAGACCCAGACCCGGGGGTTCTCGACCGGCAGGGACCCGCCTGACTGGGGGCATTTGAAGTGGCTGGGCAGCACCTCCAGCATCGTGGGGGATATTTCGCCAGTGTCGGGATCTGCCGTTTCGCCGTTCCCGGGAATGATCATACCTTCGGTGCAGAGATAGCCGAACTTCGATGTCGTTCTGGCCATCCCGTATGGCGAGCCATCCCGGACAAACTTGATGTAGCCCTTGGTCGCCAGGACCGAGATGCGGTCCCTGATGGTATAGGTCCCGCCAAGGCCGCATTTGTTCTCGAACTTCTCCGCGAACTGCAGTGACGTATAGAGCCGCCCGGCAGCGGCCTCGTCGAGCAGGATGCCGAGAATGACATCATGCTTGCGCACCCGCTCCGCATCGAGCCTGGCGCCTACATCTTTGCGGATCAGCCGTTCGCTGCTTGCGTCGAGTTCGACCCATTGCCCGCCGCGTTTGTCCACCAGCATCGGGCCGATCGCTGGACCATTGCGCAGTTCGATCTCGAGCTTGCGCGCCGGCATGTCTTCGTCCGGCCGGTACATGATGATGCCGGAGGTATAGAAACCACGTAGCGCACTGGCGCCGGAAAGCGCCTGGAACGGGTCCTCCGCGACCTGTTTCTTGTTCAGCTTCTTGGTGTGGTGGGCGAGGATCACGCCGGCATCAGGGGCGACGGCGTCGCGCAGCTGCTCGACCCGCTGCTGCAGGAAGAACATCATGGCGCCGTTGTCGTTTTCGCCGCCGCCGTCGGGCCCGCCGTCAAACAGGTTGCGGATCGGATCGATGCAGATGATGTCCGGCGGGACGTCCGGGAAATTGGATTTGATGGCATCGACCGCCAGCGCCACGCCGCGCTCGTCGAGCAGTAGGCGCAGCTTGGGAGTGACCACCAGGTTGTCGCGGGCGGCGGCAATGACGGCAGGATCGAGCCGGATGGCCTGCAACCGCTCGCGCAGATAGTGGTACTGGATCTCTGCCTGGAGATAGAAGATCCGCAGGGGGCGCGGCGGTGTGAAGCCAAGAAACGCCACGCCCGCAGCCATGTGCGCTAGAAGGCAAATCAGAAAATCGCTCTTGCCCACCTTGGGGGCGCCGCCGAGCACGAGCAGACCGCCGGGTGTCAGAAGCCGGGGTGCGACGATGTCAGCGGGCATCGGGCTGGCGTCATCCAGCAGCGCGCCAAAGGTGAAGGCGGGCATGTCTGCCCGGCGTGCGGTTTCAGCAGAACGAAGCAGCGGCGGGCCGTTGCGCTCGACATGCAAGCGCCACAGCCGATCGGATTCCGCCTTCAGGCGATCGAGCGGCCAGCTCGGCCGCAGCATTGCGGCATTGTACTGACAGATCGCTTCCCAGCCTTCGTCCGGACTGATGCGACCATCATGGACCTGACGGATAAAGTGACCGATGGCGGCGCTCGCGCCCTCGAACCGCGACCAGGCATCAGCCCCGCCCTCATGGACCGGCGTCGTCAGCACATCGGCAAGAGCGGGCTTTTCGTTAGATGAGGCAGAAGCCGCACCAATCCCGGGCATGGGCGGCATGGCCGAGACCATCTCGGCAAAATCAGCAAGGTCCACTTCACGTTTGGCGGCGTGCTGCAGGATCTGCACCATGCGCTGGCTGCCACCCTTATGGTAGATGGTGCCCGGGACACGGATCGGCTGGTGCGCGGAGCGGAAATGGGTGTCGCCGGCCACCTTGGCGGCAATGGCACCGCGCAGAGCGCAAACCTGCTCGACGTCGGTATCGGTCGCAGGCTCCGAGAGTTTCCACCAGACATGGAGCTTGTGCGCACCTTCAGGCGTTCGCCCACCGCTCTCCACGATCAGAGTGGGGTCACCCAGATGCCGGGTCAGATGGGCGAGCTTGGCACCGATATCGCCGGTGTCGATGTCGACGACGATCGCCTGCATCGCGGTGATGTCGGCAGACTTTGCCTGACCGCTCTCCGCCACCGTGCCGGGGATCACGTAAACTGCCGCGCCCTCGCGCCCTGCCCAATGGGCAAAGGTTGTGAGCTTTTCCGGTGCGGATGCATCCGCATCGATCCAGATATTGTGGGGCTTGCCCTCGATACCCTGACCCTTGTCGATGAAGCTGCGGACCGGGATCAGGCCGTCGCAGTAGTCGAAAACGACATCGAAGAAGGCAGCGATCTGGGCGGGATCTGGCTCAAGGAGCAGCTCTTCCAGCAATGCGGCATCGTTGAAATCCCGCCAGGGGTTGAAGTGAACGACATTGTCTTCGGTCACTGGGGCATCTCCCAGCAACGGGCAGCCCACGAGCAGAAGCGGCACTCGAAATGCTCACGTGTCCGGGTGAAGCGCGGCAGCAATTCCCCGGCCTCGGTGGCCGACAGGATCCGCACGGCCTTATCGCTCATGCGCTGGGCCAGCTCCCCATCGAACGGGACCAGTTCGTGATGGAGTTCGGCCGTGTCCTTGTTGATCGCCGTGAACAGCGCTGGGGCGGCCGAGATGCCCGGCACGCTGGCTTCCATATAGGCCTGGTAGAGCGCGATCTGGGCAGCATAGACCGGCTTCGACAGCACAACGCCCTTCGACACAGTCTCCCGCCAGTTCTTCGCGTTCATGGTCTTGCATTCCCAGAGCGCGGGGACACGAAGTCCAAGCGCCGCAGGAGCACCGGCGATGATCCCGTCGACATGACCGCGCAGTCGCCCCCCAGCGGCCGAGAAGCCGAACTGCTCGCCGTCCGGACGATTGCCTTTGCGCGTGAACAAATCGAGGCCGGCACCGCGCAGCCAGGCTATGGCCAGATCTTCCAGGGCGTGACCCACCGCGAAAATCCGCAGGGTTCGGCCCGAGAAGTCCGCATTTTCGTCTTTGGGCGTGGCCGTGAACTCGAACTGGAGCGCGCGCTCGCAGGAAACGCCGACCCGCGAGCCGCCGAGATAATCCCGCGGACTGCGCGCGGCGTTGTCTGCCACGAGATGGCTATCGACGAGGGCGTTCAGACGTTCACCGAATGCGGGACGGTGATTGAAGTCCAACATC